GCCGAAATGAAAAGTGGAAAGAACAAACCATTGCCAATACCTCTAGTTTACAGTTTGACCAAGAATTTGGCAACACTTTTTTTGGTACTGGCAATACTCTAATTGAAGGCCAGATATTATTAGATTTGCGGGCTAGAGAACCTAAACGTAGACTAGAAGGTGGCGACTTATTAGTTTATGAAGATGTTATTGAAGAACACCAGTATATCATGACAGTAGATGTCTGTCAAGGCCGTGGTCAAGATTATTCCACATTTAATATAATAGATGTTTCGGTACAACCTTTCAAACAGGTGTGTGTATATCGTAACAATAGAATATCTCCAATACTTTTTCCGAATATAATTTACAAGTACGCCACCCTTTATAACGAGGCATACACTGTCATTGAGAATAACGATCAGGGTATGGTGACTTGTGTGGGTTTGTATCAAGATCTAGAGTACGAGAACATTCACCTTGAGTCTGCAGTGAAGGCCGATGCGATCGGCATTCGTATGGACCGCAAGGTAAAACGTATCGGATGTTCCGCCATCAAGGATATTATCGAGAATCATAAACTTGATATCGTAGATGAGAATACGATTATGGAGATCTCTACGTTTGTGTCTAAGGGACAGTCGTTTGAGGCCAGTGACGGCAACCACGACGACTTGATGATGAACCTAGTGATGTTTGGATACTTCGTAGGGACACAGTCTTTCGGTGATATGACAGACGTGAATATAAAGCAGATGTTATTTGATCAACGGATGAGGGAGATTGAAGACGACGTGCCTCCGTTTGGCATTATAGACGACGGAAATCATTATGTGCCTCCGTCAGAACCATATGACCCATATAGTATGCAATGGGCTAAATATGACCCCGAAGATTGGTAAAAATCGCGTTATTATAAATAGTTACATTGAAATAATTACTCCGTATTATGATCTCTTATTATACCTTAACAAAAGGAAACTATTATGGCTCTTAAATTTTCAGAGTCGCCAGCAGTAAATGTTCGTGAGATTGACCTAACTGGAGTTGTTCCATCGGTCACATCTACTACGGGCGCTTTTGTCGGTGACTTCAACTGGGGCCCTGTAAACACGCCTGTTCTTGTCGGTACAGAAACAGAACTAGCGTCCACTTTCGGGACTCCTCTCGCGGGAGATGCATACGTAGGCGATTTTTTGTCTGTCGCGCATTTCTTAAAATACTCTTCAAGCGCATTCGTTGTACGTGCATCCAAAGACGGTTCTGCAGCTGCACACGTTCTAACGGACCCAACTGATCCAACTTCACCAAAATTGTTCGAAGCAAAGTATCCGGGCGAATTAGGCAACTCTATTACAGTAGAAGTTTGTGATGAAACGACTTGGATCGAACTTGTCCGAGACTCAGATGGAGCTGTAGTTTTAGACTCTGCTGGGAATGCTACACCAGTTCTTGATTCTGACGGTAAAGTAGTCCCTTGGGATTATCAAGGTCTTTTCTCTTCAGCACCAGAAGAAAATGAACTACACATTGCCGTACTTGTAGATGGCGAGGTTGTAGATACATTTGCATATGTTTCAACCGACCCAACTGATAAACTAGACAATGGTTCAACTAACTTCGTCACAGATGTTGTAAACGAGAGTTCTTCTTGGATAAGTCTATCGGGCGTACCAGTTGCTTGGCCAACCACGAAGACTCTATCTGGCGGTAAAGATGGTACAACTCTTCTCACTGAACCAAATTATGTCTCAGCATATGGTGTGTTCGATGATAAGGACACTATCCAGATCGACTTCTTGGTCCCACCAGCAGGTGGTCAAGGGGATGCCATCGCAATTCAACAAGAATTGGTTAGTATCGCAACACAACGTAAAGATTGTATCGCAGTCGTTTCTCCATCATTTACTGGTACTCTAACTGTAGACGCAATGTTAACGCACGTATCAAATTTAAAACAGAATTCATCGTACCTAGTTGTCGACGGCAACTGGTTGAAGGTCTATGACAAGTTCAACGATAAGTACGAGAACATTCCAGCGGCATCATCAACTGCAGGCATCATGGCTGCAGGTGACGTAACAGATGCGCCTTGGTTCTCACCGGCCGGTTCACGTCGTGGTCAATACTTGGGTGTTACTGACATTCTAGTCAATCCATCCAAGACAGACCGTGATCGTCTATACAAAGCAGGCATTAACCCAATCGTCAGTTTCCCTGGCCAGGGCATTATGCTTTACGGTGACAAGACTCACTTATCACGTCCATCTGCGTTTGATCGCATCAACGTACGTCGTTTGTTCCTAGTTCTAGAACGTGCAATTTCTGCAGCGGCAGAGAACGTAATGTTCGAACTAAACGATGAGTTCACTCGTGCAGAGTTCGCAAACATCGTAGAACCATTCTTACGTGAAGTTCAGGGTCGTCGTGGTATCACTGACTTCCGTGTTGTATGTGATGAAACAAACAACACGCCAGAAGTTATTGACCGCAACGAATTCGTCGCATCTTGCTTTATCAAACCAGCACGTTCAATCAACTACATAACTCTAAACTTTGTAGCAGTGAGAACTGGTGTTGACTTTGAAGAAGTCGTCGGACAAATCTAAGGAGAATTATCATGTCATTAAGAGTAGACGATTTTAAAGCAAAACTAAAAGGTGGCGGTGCACGTCCTAATTTATTCCGTGTAACCCTAAATTTCCCAGCGTATGCCGGTGGTAACGCAGAACTAACTTCATTTATGTGCAAAGGCGCACAGTTGCCTGCATCAACAATCAATGCTGTTGAGGTACCATTCCGTGGTCGCCAGTTGAAGATTGCTGGTGATCGTACGTTTGAAGATTGGTCAGTTACAGTAATCAACGATACAGGCTTTGAAGTCCGTAACGCGATGGAACGTTGGATGAATGGAATGAATGGACACACCGCTAACACAGGATTCACAAACCCTGTAGCCTATCAAGCAGATCTTATTGTAGATCAACTAGATAAGGACGGTAGTGTGCTAAAGAGTTATAACTTCCGTGGAGCATTCCCTAACAGCGTTGCTGCAATCGACCTATCATACGATACAGTTGATACAGTAGAAGAGTTTGAAGTAGCATTTTCAATCCAATACTGGGAGTCAAATACCACTAGTTAAAGGTATTATAAGTAAGTTGACAGGGGGTGTTAATCCACCCCCTCATTTATTATTACGAGGATTTTATGGCAGACGAAAGAAATATTTTCCAAGCATTCGGATTTGAACTAAAACGCGTTCAAAAAATGAAAGACGAAAATGACAAGACGCCCTCTATCGTACCGAAGGTCGATGAAGATGGCGCTGGATATGTTACTGCTTCTGGTTCTTATTTTGGTCAGTACATCGACATGGACGGTGGCGCAGCCAAAGACAACGCAGAACTCATCAAAAAATATCGTTCGGTCGCTGAACACCCAGAGTGTGATGCTGCGATAGAAGATATTATCAATGAAACAATCGTTTCATCCGAATTAGAATCTTCGGTCACTCTTAATTTAGATAAGGTTGAGGCCGGAGATAAAATCAAAAAGACTATTACAGAAGAGTTTGACAACATCGTCGGTATGTTAAACTTTGAAGAATATGGACACGATATGTTCCGTTCTTGGTATGTAGATGGTCGCATATATCACCACTTAGTTGTTAATGAGTCTAACCTAAAGGCTGGAATCCAAGAGATTCGCCCTATTGACGCAACTAAGATTCGTAAAGTCAAAGAGATAAAACATAAGAAAGATCCGAAAACTGGGGCAAAGTTAGTAGATAAAGTTAATGAGTTTTACATCTACCAAGATAAGGGTGGTGCATCTACTGGCATTAAGTTAACACCAGATTCTGTGTCTTATGTCACTTCAGGTCTTTTGGATGCGTCAAAAAAACGCGTCCTATCCTACCTACAGAAAGCAATCAAACCTGTAAACCAATTGCGCATGATGGAAGACTCATTGGTCATCTATCGTCTCGCACGTGCGCCTGAACGACGCATCTTCTATATTGATGTTGGTAACCTGCCGAAGGGTAAGGCCGAACAACACATCAAAGATATTATGGCGCGATACCGTAACAAGATTGTGTATGATGCGAACTCTGGTGAGATCAAAGACGATCGTAAACATATGTCAATGTTAGAGGACTTTTGGTTGCCACGTCGCGAAGGTGGTCGTGGAACAGAGATAAGTACTCTACCAGGCGGCGAAAACCTAGGACAGATTGACGATATCATTTATTTCCAAAAGAAGTTGTATCGTTCGTTAAACGTGCCTTTGAACCGATTGGAACAAGAATCACAGTTTTCTTTGGGTCGTACAACAGAAATTGGCCGTGACGAAGTAAAGTTCCAAAAGTTTATTGACCGACTGCGCAAAAAGTTTGCGCACCTGTTCCTTGGTGTTCTTAAGAAACAACTTATTCTTAAGGGCGTATGTACAGAACAAGACTGGGAAGAGTGGAAAACTCAAATTCAGGTTGACTACACTAGAGACAACCACTTCGCAGAACTAAAAGATTCTGAGTTGTTGCGAGAACGACTAGCCACTATGGATCAAATCGCCAGTTATGTGGGAGAGTACTTCTCACGTGAGTGGGTAATGAAAAACGTAATGATGTTTAATGATGAAGACATCGAAGAGATGTCAAAACAAGTCGAAGCTGAAAACGAAAAAAGCGGAGACGTGGATGATATGGAGGTATAACCATGAATGAATTAGATACAGAATTAGATTTAGAACTAGAAGTGGCAGAGACTGAGGTAGAAGTTGATCCTACTCTAAGTTTTGTTGATGCACTTCAGAACGGCAACTTCAATGGAGCTGAAACTCTATTTAATGACATTTTGGGCAATAAAGTCCAAGATGCTTTAGACGCTGAGAAAGTTGCGGTCGCTGATCAGATCTTTAATGGCGTTGAACCGGAAGAGATGGATCTAGACGACGAAGTTGAGGTCGACGATACTTCGGAAGTCGAATACGGCGAAGAAGCTGAAGACTTTGGTTCTACAGATTCTGAATTGGAAGAAACCGAAGAGTCGTGAATATAGTTAAAAACATGTGTCACATATGGATAGGGCATTTAAGTCCACCATTGCAGTGGATGGATACATGGAAAGAAAAACACCCCGACTGGGACTATTATATTTTTACAGATGAGATGTTACGAGCCAGACAATGGCACAATCAACATCTAATCGCAAAGTATTATAATCAGGGGGCGTACGCAGGTGTTGCGGATTTAATCCGATATGAACTACTGTATGAACAAGGTGGGTTTTTACCGCCAGCTGATGCAGTTTGTTTACGTAATACGGATGAACTATTCACTGCGCCTGCGGATCATGCATACACTGTATTTGAGAGTGAGACTATTGTGCCTAACTTTATCTCACCGATACAGGCGTGTAACCCAGAGAACACATTTGTGCGAATGTTGATTGACGAACTGCACAAATTAAGACCGGAAGACTTGGACCCTAAACCGTATAAGTCTACGGGTAATGAATGGTTGTCACAATTTGTACCAGATAAAGAGAAACACAAACTGGTAATATGGCCGTCACACTATTTGATACCGAGACATTTTAAAAAGAAACATGTCTATTATGATGGCCCAGATCCAGTTTATGCTGATCAAATGTTCGGTAGTACGAAGCATCTTTATCGTAAATAACAAAAAGTTACATTTAAAAAACTTTTTTGTATAAATACATTCTAAAGGAGACTTAATGTGAAAACTTTTCAAGAATTACGTGAGGCGAAAGATAAGGTCGTCTTGAAGAAAAAGATGTCTGGTTATCCGGTAGTCATCACTAAAACTGCAAAGGGTTTTCATCTATCAATCGATGGAGATTCTGTTGACACATTTAAGTCACAAAAAGAAGCGGAGTCAACCGCGAAACAAGTCCTTAAAGACTTAGGAAAATAAAATGAAACTGATTAGCGAATACGTAGAAAACGATATACAATGCATCGTTGAAGCCAAAGAAGATGGCGGCAAGAATTTTGTTATTGAAGGTGTATTTGCACAGGCAGAACAAAAGAATCGTAACGGACGTGTTTACCCAAAACAGATTATGGAATCTGCTGTAAACAAGTACGTTGAAGAACAGGTTAACAAAAAACGCGCCGTGGGTGAACTGAATCATCCAGAGGGCCCAACCGTTAACCTTGATAAAGTTTCTCACCTCATCACAGACCTAAAATTGGAAGGTAATGATGTGGTTGGAAAGGCACAAATATTGGACACCCCAATGGGCAAGATTGTGAAAGGTCTCTTAGAAGGTGGTGTACAACTAGGCGTGTCAACTCGTGGAATGGGAAGTCTTGAGAGAAAAAATGGCGCAATGTACGTCAAAGAAGACTTTATTCTTAATACGGTAGATATCGTACAAGATCCAAGCGCACCAGAAGCATTTGTTAATGGGATTATGGAAGGTGTAGACTGGGTCTGGAATAATGGAGTACTTCAACCTCAAGTCATTGAAGATATAGAGACTGAAATTAAGCAAGCACCAATTGCACATCAACCTGAAGTGCAAATGCGTGAGTTCAAGAATTTCCTCTCGTTAATCAAATCTAAACTATAAGGAGTCACTATGACTGATTTAAATCAAGGTGAAATCCGCGATCTAGATGTTGAAACAAACGAAATCGTGGAGGAAACTCTCGAAGAAGCAAAAGCTCCTACAACTAAAGGCAAGGCAAAGGAAGATCAACCTATTGATGAACCTGAGTCAATCGCCTCTGTAGATAAAGCTAAAAAGGCAACTTCAAAGACTGCTCCGCCTAAAACAAAGGCAGGCATGGTTAACGCCATGTATAAGGCTACTTCTAAAATGAAAAAAGAAGACCTAACAAATGCATACAACAAGTTGTTTGCAGAGTCTGTTGAACTACTGGATGACGTTGAAGACGCTGACACATCTGCAGAACTATCTGCAATTGTTGATGGTGAAGCAACTCTATCAGAAGAGTTCAAGGAAAAGACCGCAATCATCTTTGAGTCTGCAGTTAAGTCTAAGCTTTCTGAAGAAGTAACTCGACTAGAAGAGCAGTATGCTGAAGAGCTTGCTGAAGAAGTCGAAACAATCAAAACCGACCTAGTCGGTAAAGTTGATTCATACCTAAACTACGTGGTTGAATCTTGGATGGAAGAGAACAAGTTGGCAATTCAGAGCGGTCTACGTACTGAAATCGCTGAAGGGTTCATGAACGGAATGCGTGATCTATTCGTAGAGTCTTACGTTGAAGTTCCAGAGTCTAAGGTAGACCTAGTTGATGAACTTGCAGGACAAGTAGAAGATTTAGAAGAACGTCTAAACTCAACTACTGGTGATGCAATTTCACTTGCTGAAGAACTAGAAAATTATAAGCGTGAAGCGATTATCGCTGAAGCATCTCGTGATTTGGCAGACACACAAGCGGAGAAGTTAGCAGATCTTCTAAACAGTGTTGATTTTGAGAACGAAGAAACATTCGTTACTAAAGTGAATACAGTTAAAGAATCATACTTCTCAAAAGAAATTCCAGAGCAACTTGAAGAGTCAGTTTCAGAAGAAGCTGAAGAAGAAGTAGAAGTATCACAATCTATGGAAGGATACTTGAGCGCTCTACGTAAAACCTCTAAGAAATAAGGAATCTAACAATGAACAATTCATTCGATCAATTGATTGAGAAGTGGGCGCCAGTACTTAATGAAGAGTCTGCTGGTCAAATCACCGATCATCACCGTAAGGCAGTTACAGCTGCTATCCTAGAAAACCAAGAGAAGGCACTTTCAGAAGAGCGTGCTGCAATGGGTGGTTTTCTAACAGAAACTGGTCCAACTAACAGCGTCGGTAATGCAGGCGTTGCTAACTGGGATCCAATCCTAATCTCACTAGTACGTCGCGCAATGCCAAACCTAATGGCATATGACCTATGTGGTGTCCAGCCAATGTCTGGCCCAACTGGTCTAATCTTCGCGATGAAGTCACGTTACAACAATATGGGCGGACCAGAAGCATTGGGTCTAAACGAGCCAAGTACTGGATTCTCTGGTGGTGATCCAGCCGCTGACCCAGCATACTCAAGCGGATTTACTCCCCCTAACACTGCACCAACTACACAAGGTTCTGGTTTCGGTGGAGACTCAGATACTTTCACTGTTGTTGATGCAGTAGGTCGTCCAATGTCAACTGCTGCGGCAGAAGGTCTAGGTCGCGATACAGGCGCTTTCCAAGAGATGGGCTTCTCAATCGAGAAGACAGCCGTCACTGCAAAGTCACGTGCACTAAAGGCTGAGTACTCACTAGAACTAGCGCAAGACCTAAAGGCAATCCACGGTCTAGACGCAGAGACAGAACTAGCAAACATTCTGTCTACAGAGATTCTTGCTGAAATCAACCGCGAAATCGTTCGTACAATCAACTCTCAGGCTAAACTAGGTCTAGGCGAGTCTTCAAATGTTACTAACCCAGGCATCTTCGATCTATCGACAGACGCTGATGGTCGTTGGTCTGCGGAGAAGTTCAAGGGTCTAGCAATGCAGATTGAACGCGAAGCGAACCAGATCGCGAAGGCTACACGTCGCGGTAAGGGTAACATCATCGTATGTTCATCTGACGTTGCGACTGCACTTGCAGCATCTGGTCAACTAGATTACACTCCAGGCGCTGGTCTATCAGTAGATGATACTGGTAACACATTCGCTGGTACTCTAAATGGTCGTATGCGCGTATTCATCGATCCATACGCAGAAATCAACTACTGTACAGTAGGTTATAAGGGTACTAACCCATATGACGCAGGTATGTTCTACTGCCCATACGTACCACTACAGATGGTCAAGGCAGTTGGCGAGGATGATTTCCAACCACGTATCGGGTTTAAGACTCGTTATGGTATGGCTGCGAACCCATTCATCGGTGCACTAGATGGATCTTCACGTGACATCACTGCAACGAATGGTCAGAACACATACTACCGCATCTTCCGCGTCGACAATATTCTTGATCGCGCAGGTGTTTAATAAAAAGAACTAGTCTACTAGTCATTTTGGGGAGTCTTCGGACTCCCTTTTTTTATGCGTATAAATAAAGTGATAACGAGGACTTATTATGAGTTTAACTAACAACAAGAACTTTTTGCAGCCGTCAGGATTTCGTATTGTAATAGAACGAGAGCAGTATGCAAACCTTGAGTTCTTTTCACAGTCTGTTACACATCCCGGCTCTACAGTCAATGCTGTAGAAATTGGTATACCTAGAATTCAAGGGTTTCCGGTTTCTGGAGATACTATCAATTACGGCGATTTGTCCTTAACACTAATTCTTGACGAAGATCTTTCTGCATATAAAGAAATGCAGACTTGGTTAGAACAATGTGTCTATAACAAAGGCGAGACCGTGAATCATGATGTGACCGTTATCATTCTCAATAGTCATAACAACTCGTGTGGCAAGATTCGATATAAGAACGCTATACCAACACAGTTGGGCTCTATTGAGTTTACGTCGACTCAAGGCGATGTGACATACATATCCTTTGATGTGACATTTAGATTTACAGAATTTGAATTAGTTTAAGTGACAACGACTAAATGACCCTTTCAAAATACGAGATCAAGAATAGGAATGTTCTTGATCTGTTAGAAGAGTTTCGGTACACTTATCGTGAACTCTACCAACCAGAAAAGACCAATCTTGTACTGAGATCAGATCAAGCAGGGATGGCTGATCATTATACAGGCGAAAATGAAATGCGTCGTATAATGAATATGGGAGAACGACATCTGGGTGCGGCAGAGAACTCTGTGTGTCATCCTATCAAGGTTGAGTTTTATCGTGGGACGCATCCTGAAGAGTATGCAAAGACATGGTCCCATCTTGACGGTAAAATGAAGACAGAACTTGGTTTAGAAACAAGTGCGTTATCTACTCTATATCCGCCGAACGGGTTTATTGGGTGGCACAATAACGCGAATGCGTCTGCCTTCAATCTGATTTTTACTTGGTCAGAAGAAGGAGACGGATGGTTCAAATATGTCGATCCAGAAACGCAAGCGGTTATTACGATTCCGGATGAACGGGGGTGGCAACTAAAGGCAGGATATTTTGGTGAGTACGGATCAGATCAAGTGGTGTATCACGCCGCGAGAACCAACTGTTACCGTATGACATTGAGCTACGTCTTAGGTCACAATGAAGATTATTGGAAAGATTGTATTGACTACATCACCAATACGTGATATACTATACGTTTTATCCGCAAGAGTTTTTACATGATTAATATTGAAGGTATTTTAAAAGAGTGGGAAGAAGATTCTCACATTCCAATCCACCAGTTAGATGAGACATCAAGGAGAACGCCCAACTTACATGCAAAATATCTAGAGTACCTTACCATTAGTAAGTTGTCACTGCAACGAGCAGAGACTTCACAGAAGACACTATTAAAACAAAAGTGGTTATACTATAATGGTAAAATGGATCAGAAAGAGATCATGGATAAGGGCTGGGAACCAGATCCATTCAATGGTCTTAAAATTCTGAAGGGGGAAATGGACTACTACTATGACGCTGATCCAGAGATACAGAAGTCAGTAGAGAGAATATCTATGTTAAAGATACAGATAGATACTTTAACGGATATATTAAATGTTTTGAAGTGGAGACATTCTACGATCAAGAACATGATCGACTATAGAAAGTTTGAATCTGGTGGATAATAAAATACGAATTCGGATGAAAGACCATTCACACTTTATGGTGGA